CCCATCTTTAATGAAATGCAAGATAACACAACACCAAAGCAAAAGAGAGAAGCGATGATTAGTTTGCTTCAAAAAGCGGTGGATAAATTCTTAGAACAATAGCCATAAAAAAAAGGAAAAGCAACTCGCTTGGGGTGCGAATCACTTTTCCTGATGGCAATGTTAACTTTATTATAACAAGTTGTATTTATTTGGTAAATATATAATCGGAATATTCTTTCGAAGGGAGTGAGAATAGATGCAAGTATATTGTTCTAGCTGTAATAAAGATTACGATATGCAACCACAAGTAGCGCAGCTTCCTAATCGTATTGAGAAGTGTTACTTCACATGTCCTCATTGTGATAAGGAACATGTTGCTGCATATGTAAACGATAAGATTCGTAAGAACCAAGCGGATATTGCAAAGTGTCACGACCGGATTAATAAAAAGAATCTGGCTATCGAAGATGAAATGAAACGGTTAAAGAAGAGGATGGAAGGTGCCAAGTAAGGTGGTGGATATTGATGCGTAATAGGAACGAACAAGATAGACGTTATGATAAGCACAAACGAGATCAAGAGGCGAAACGATTTTATAATTCAACCGCATGGAAAAATTGTAGGCAACTCGTTTTGGGACGTGATAATTATTTATGTCAGGAATGTCTAAAGGAAGGCGTACTTACTACAGCTGATATGGTGCATCACATTGAACACTTCAAAGATAAACCAGATAAAGCTTTAGTCTTGGGAAACTTGATTAGCTTATGTAATGCTTGTCATAACAAGGAACACCCTGAGAAGTCAGGGGGAGAAAAGAAGAAAGAAACTTCAAGTAGAGTTAATGTTATAAAGGTTAGAGCAAACAAAGAAATAATTTAAGGAGGAGTTTACTATGGGACAAAAGATACCTGTGGATATACTCTGTAACACTGGTCATATGGTAGCTAAGATGAGGATAGTTGCTGAACATCTTCATGCAATGGCTGATGAACTGAGTACTGTTGAGGATGATTACTGTATGAACGATGGTGAGGTGCTTGAAGGGATATATTCTGAAGGGGTATTAATAAAGAAAAAATGTTCTAAATGCGAAGAAGAATATGTTTTTAAAAAATAAAAATTACAAATAAAATGTTCAACGGAAATTATATTTTTTTCGAATAGCCCCCCTAACCAAATAATCGGTTTTCTGGCTTCTAAAAGACCGCCGTCCCCCTTCGTTCGCCATGCGTAAGGTTTTCTAAAGGGGGGTAATGTAAGGAATCGGGGGAGATTTACAAAAAAGTTACGACTTTTTATCCATAAAATGTAAGTGAGGTGTTGACGTGGATGAAGGGCTAAAAATTAAGCATAAACCACCAACTCATCTTAAAAAAATTGGTAAAGATACTTGGTATCGCATTTGGAATATTTTGGAGTCGGAAGGCAAGGCGAATTTTAATGATCCAATCGCTGTAGAAATGATTGCTTATAGTTATCAAATGTATAAAGATATGGCAGCTCAAGTTAAGAAAGATGGATTAACAATGGAATACACAAATAAAGCGAATGCTACCAATCTTACTAAGCATACACTCATACCAGAAATACCAAAGTATATGCAACAGATAAGACAATACTTAGGTGAATTAGGGTTGACAGGAGCCAGCAGAAAGAAACTACAAGAAGCATTGACTGGGGAAAATGGCGATGACTTCGAAGAGTTCTAGTGGGATTATTCGTATACTAGCTAAACCCTCACCCAATATATTGGCAACGTGGTATGCTGAGCAAGTTGTTAAAGGCAACATCATTGCAAGTAAAAAAGTCATATTAGCATCTAGACGTCATTTGAATGATTTAAAGAAGCAGGGAACAGAAGAATTCCCTTACATCTTTGATGAAGATTTAGCACATAGGCCTATTAAATTTATTGAAAAGTTTTGTAGACCATCAAAAGGTAACTTCAAACAACTTATATTACAGCCATGGCAACATTTTGTTTTAGGTAGTCTATTTGGCTGGGTTCATAAGGAAACACGATTAAGGCGCTTTAAAGAGGGTCTTATTTTTGTTGGACGTAAAAATGGAAAAACGACCATTATATCAGGCGTAGCAAATTACGGTGTTAGCAAAGATGGTGAAAAAGGAGCCGATATACCTTTATTGGCGAATTCAATGAAACAAGCGAGGTTACTGTTTGACGAATCAAAAGCCATGATTAAAGCTTCGCCTTTATTGAAGAAACACTTCCGCACATTACGTGATGCAATCCATTATGATAAAACATTTTCGAAAATAGAACCGCAAGCATCTGATAGTGAAAAGCTTGATGGATTAAATACACATATTGGAATCTTTGATGAAATACATGAGTATAAGGATTATAAACTCATTTCAGTAATTAAAAACTCCAGAGGGGCACGTGATCAGCCTTTATTAATTTATATAACAACAGCTGGATATCAACTAGATGGTCCGCTAGTTAATTACTATGAGCAGGGTACGGATGTCTTGAACGGTGTTTTTGATGATGATAGAACGTTTTATTTCCTAGCAGAACTAGATGACCCTAAAGAATTTGAAATGCCAGAAATGTGGGTTAAAGCAAATCCGAATATGGATGTCTCTATAAAATTAAGTGACATGATTGAGGATTGGAAAAAGGACAAACGCACACCATCAGAGCGAAATGATTTTATTACAAAACGTTTTAATATGTTTGTTAATAATAACGAACAATCCTTTTTAGATTATGAAATTATTAAAAAGAATAACAAAGTAAGAGACATCAATGATTTCACTGGTAAATCGTGTATTGGTGGATTCGATTTATCTGACTCGGAAGATTTTACAAGTGCTTGTTTAGAATTTCCTATTATAGAAACTGGGGAAGTCTTTGTGTTTTCTCATTCATGGGTACCAGAGAAAAAAGTTTTAATGGACAATGAAAAAATTCCTTATCGTGAATATGAACGAATGGGGCTTTTAACGATAGTGAAAGGGGAGTATGTAAAAAAAGAAGATGTTTTTGATTGGTTTGTTGAACAATCAAAGCTTTATAACATCGAATTAATTACATATGATCCAGCTAAAGCGTATGGATTAGTAGTTTCTCTACAAAAACATGGATTTGAAACAGTTGTTGTTCGACAAGGTTATTTAACATTAGGTCAGGCAGTTGACGATGTTAAAGAACGCTTTATTGATGGAAATGTCATTTTTAATAAAAACCGCTTATTCCGTTGGTATGTAAACAATGTCAAAATGATTGAAGATAGAAATAGAAATAAATTACCGCAAAAACAGGGTCGCTACCGAAAAATAGACGGTTTTGCGGCTTTTTTAAATGCTCATACAGAAGTTATGAAAAAATTTGTTGATGTACAAGGAAACGCTGATATTGGAGTGGTTTCTATGAAAGATCTACTTAATTAAAAATGTAGAAAGGTGGTGGTGAATTGGGATGGTTTAGCAGGATAAAGATGGCGGTTTCTGGTGCAGTGGCTGGCTGGAAAGGTCAAACATATGATTTTTCAAGTTGGTTAGGACGTACTTTTTGGGGCGTAGATAATTCGAAGCTTGCAAATAATGAAACCATATTTAGTGTTGTTTCTCGTTTATCTAATATCATAGCTTCATTGCCAATTAAAATGTATAAAAATTATGATTTGGAAAATAATTCAGCATCCGACGTTTTAATAAATGGACCGAATCAAAACATGACTTCCTTTGATTTGATTCGAAACATGGAAACAGCAAGAAATGAGAATGGAAATACGTATGCTTTAATTGAAAGAGATATACGTGGTCAGGTCTCACGTATTTCACCGTTGATATCGACATACGTGGAGCCGGTATTGGAGCAAGAGAGTAAAGAACTATGGTATCAAGTTGTTGGCGATGGTGGGACATACTATTTTCATAACTTAGATGTCTTACATTTAAAACATATTGTTTCGTCTCAAGGATTAAAAGGAATTAATCCAATCAAAGTGTTGACCAATACAATTGATTTTGATAAAGCAATTAGAGAATTTAGTTTAAAAGAAATGCAAAGTGCACCTAATTCATTCATTGTGACTTATGGAGCAAATATTGACAAGGATAAAAGAAAAGAAGTCATTGAGGATTTTAAACGTTTTTATCAAGATAATGGTGGGATATTGTTTCAAGAGCCAGGAGTAACAATTGACCAGCTTGAGAGAAAATATATTGCAGCAGATACCTTCACTTCAGAAAGAATCACTCGTTCTCGCGTTGCTAATGTATTTAATGTACCAGTTACATTTCTAAATGATAATGAGGGGCAAAGTTATGGGAGTAATGAACAATTAATGCAACAGTTTGTTCAACTAACGTTAATGCCAATCATTCGTCAATATGAGCAAGAATTTAATAGAAAGTTACTCACTCCAGCTGAAAGAAAGGCTGGTTTTTATTTTAAATTCAATGTGGGGGCTTTATTACGAGGGGATACAACAGCAAGAAATACACTTTATCATGGTGGGTTACGTGATGGGTGGTTAACTCGTAACGATGTTAGACGTTGGGAAGACTTACCACCAATTCCAGGTAAAGCAGATGAACTTTGGATAAGTGGGGATATGTATCCATTAGATATGGACCCATCAGAACGAAAGGGGGTGAGCACAAATGGGAAACAAACAAATGAATAAGTTTTGGGAGATGAAGATGTCTACGGATAGCTCGAATTCAGCAGACATTTTTATTTATGGTGACATTGTCAGATGGGTATGGGAAGACTATTTTCCTGAAGATGTTTCATCAAATACTTTTAAAGATGATCTTGATGCCTTAGGGGATGTTTCAACAATTAACTTACATGTTAATTCACCGGGTGGTTCTGTATTTGAAGGAATAGCAATTTATAATATGTTAAAAAGACATAAGGCAAAGGTAAATGTATATGTGGATGCTTTAGCCGCATCAATAGCAAGTGTCATCGCAATGGCTGGTGACACTATTTATATGCCTAAAAATAGCATGTTGATGATTCATAATCCGTGGACATGGACAGAAGGAAACGCCACAGAATTACGAAAAGCAGCAGATGATCTTGATCGTATTGGTAATTCAAGCAAACAAACCTACTTACAAAAAGCGGGAGAAAAACTTACGGACGAAATGCTACAAGAAATGTTAGATGCGGAAACTTGGCTGTCAGCAGATGAAGCTTATGAATATGGCTTATGTGATGTTGTAGAAGAAGCGAACCAAATGGCCGCATCATTGGACAAAGATGTTCTTTCAAAGTATAAAAATGTTCCGAAACAATTGAAAAATCAAGATGAAACTAAATTATCGGCTGACGAAATGAAGATACGCCAGCAAATTGCCGAGGAAGCGAAAGCTAACGCGGACCATATAAAGACAATTCTAGGAGGAATTCATTCATGAAAATTAAAATGAAAAAAGAACAAACATTTCGATTATCTATTGGTAACTTTCAATATTTCTCAGAAAATACGTTGTTTGAATTGAAACAAAATTTATCGACGATTGGTCAGCAACTTCAAAAAGTGGAGAGCGAACTTTCCCAAAAAGCCATTGATCCTTCAGCAACGATGGAAAGTCTACAAACATTACAACAATCAAAAAAAAGACTTGCAAATGCGTTTTGATGTTATTAAAGAACAACACGACTCTATGGAAGTAGAGCAAAGGGCTAAATTTGCAACGAATCAAGGTGTTAACTCCATTCAAGACCCAAAACAACGAATTGTTCAAGCGAAAGCAGAATTAATTCGTGCAACGATGCGTAAACAATCTGTACCAACAGATGTACGTCAAGCATTAGGTGATAATGATACAACTGGTGGGAACAAATTTCTACCTAAAACTGTGTCAACAGACATTTTAGTGGAACCTACCGTTAAAAATCCGCTAAGAAATCGTTCAACAATTACACAAATTACAAATTTAGAAATTCCAAAATTGAATTTCACATTAGATGACGATGATTTTATTGCTGATACAGAAACAGCAAAAGAATTGAAAGCTACAGGAGATGTAGTTTCATTTGGTCGTCATAAATTTAAAGTTTTTGCAGGGATTTCAGAAACGGTTTTAAATGGTTCGGAAGCAAACCTAGTATCATATGTTGAAAACGCATTGCAATCAGGTGTAGCAGCCAAAGAAAAGAAAGTTGCATTTACCACTACTCCAAAAGCTGGCGAGGATCATATGTCCTTCTATAAGGCTGGCGTAAAAGAGGTGACGGCAGAAAATAAATATAAGGCTATTAAAGCAGCAATTGCCGATTTACATGAAGATTATCGTGAAAATGCAGTAATTTATATGCGCTACATTGATTACTCAGATATTATTGAAGTGCTTGCAAATGGGAATGCAACTTTATATGCAGCTCAACCTGAACAGGTCTTAGGAAAACCAGTAGAATTTTGTGATTCAGCTGTTGATCCAGTAGTTGGAGATTATACGTACTCTCATTTCAACTATGACTTAAATGCACTGTATGATCGTGATAAAGATGTGAAAACAGGTATTGAACAATTCGTTGTGACAGCTTGGTTAGATCATCAAATTAAGCTGAAATCAGCGTTCCGTATTGCGAAAGTTACTAAACCCTAATCCACCCCAAGTACCAACAGGGTTAAGAGTTGATTCAACTACAGTGACAACGGCCAACATTAGTTGGTCTCCTGTTGTGTATGATGGGGGAATTAAAGAATATCAAGTGTTCCGTAATAGTAAGCAAGTTGGAGCTTCTTCAACAGCATCTTACAAGGATACAGGGCTAACAGGTGATACAACCTATTCATATCAAGTTATAGCCGTAGGGAATAATGGATTAAATTCTACTTTAAGCAATGTATTATCAGTAAAAACATCAGTATCAGCAGGATCGTAGGTGATAGTGACTATGAAAATAAGTCTGGATGAAGCAAAACAATATTTAAGAATAGATGGAAGTGAGGATGACGATATCCTCACTTCTTTTATTGTGGCAGCAGAAGAATATTTAAAAGATGCCGGTGTTACAAATACCCAGGCTGAACGTTATAAGATAGCAGTTATGATTCTTGTAACTGAATGGTACGAAAATCGAGGTGTTTCTAGGGTTTCTGATAAAGCCTCGTATAGTTTGCAAAGCTTGATTTTACAATTGAGGTGATTTTATGAATCCAGGAAAATTAAATAAACGCCTCAATTTTCAACTGAAAGATGTAGATGCAAAAGGACCCGATGGTGAACCGATAGATAGTTTTAAAGATGGATTCACTGTGTGGGGTTCTTTTAGTTTCCTAAAAGGAAGAGAATATTTTCAGGCCGCATCGATAAATAGTGAAATTCAAGGGAAAACGGAGATTCGCTATCGAGATGGGGTTACAGCCGATATGAAAATTAAATATAAAAACGTACTTTATGATATTGTTTCAGTTCTCCCAACTGAAAGACACACATTATTAATCATGTGGAAGCGTGGTGGAATGAATGGCTGATGGTGTTGATTTTTTAGGATTTGATCGTTTGATATCTGAATTAGAACAAATGGGTCTACGTGGGGAAAAGATTGAAGATAAAGCTCTTGCAGCAGGTGGAGAACCTATCCGAAAAGCTATTTCTGAAATAGCGACAAGAAGTGATAGTCCTAAAAGAGCAACAAAAAGTGAACCGTGGCGTACAGGACAACATTTAGCTGATAATATACGAGTTACAAAAGCTAAAATGGAAGATGGCATAAAAACTATTAAAATAGGGATAGATAAAGCAGATCGTTCTCCATTTTTCTATGGGAAGTTCTTAGAATGGGGAACGTCTAAAATGCCAGCTCAACCATTTATAGAACCGGGTTTTAATTCTTCAAAAGAAGCGGCAATTCGCGCTATGACAGATATTTTGAAGAATGAAATGAGGTTGAATCTATGATAAATTTACGACCCGAAATTGTACAAGCTCTTGAAAATAATCAGGGGCTTGTTTCTTTATTAGGTGGAAAACGTGTTTATTATCGTAAAGCCAAAAACGCTGAAGAGTTTCCACGTATTACGTTTTTCGAATTAGATAATAGACCAGATGGATTTGCAGATAATGATGAAAGCGAAAGTGAAATCACATTTCAAATCGACATTTGGTCAAAGAGTAGTACAACAGCGATCCATCAAAAAGTGAATGAAATCATGAAAAGTATTGGTTTCTCACGTTATGCGGTTGCTGATTTATATGAAGATGATACACAAATTTTTCATTACGCGATGCGATTCGCGAAAGGAGTGGAGTTATAGATGGCTGGAGAAATTATTACAATTAGTTCGACTGTCGGTGTAGATAGTCTTGTTTATGCAAAACTATTAAAAGATGATGCATCAGGCATTTCATATGCAGATGTAAAGAAGTTAGAAGGGGCAGTAAAGGTTAAAACTTCTAAAAAAGTAGCTTCAGAAATTATGTGGAGTGATAATAAAAAATCAGAGATTGCTGAATCTGACGGAGAAGTAGAAGTTGAAATTGAAGTTCGTGGACTTTCCTTATCAGCGAAAGCAGATATTGAAGGGTATCCAGAAGTTACAGATGGCGTATTAGATGAAAAACGAGAGGGAGAAAAGCCATATTTAGCAATTGGATGGCGCTTTTTAAAGGGAAATGGTAAATACCGTTATGTTTGGTTACTCAAAGGGAAGCTTTCACAAGAGGAAGAAGAAGCTGAAACTAAGAAGGATAAACCAAACTTCCAAACTACAAAACTTAAAGGCTCATTCATTGAACGTGACTTTGATGATAGACCTAAATTTACAGCTGATGCTGACGAACCTACATTCACAAAAGCTATCGGAGACAATTGGTTTAAAAAGGTGTACGAAAAAACAGTTACTCAACCACCATCTGGTCAATGAGAGGGAGCAAAAGCTCTCTCTTTTTTATTAATTAAGGAGGAATACCTATGAAACTAACATTAATAATCAATAAAGAAAAGAAAACTTTTAATTTACCGGAGTTCATTCCGGCTCGTTTGATTCGTCAAGCACCTGAACTTGCTGATATCCCAAACAATCCTGGACCTGAGGATATGGATAAAATGGTTCAATATGTAGTAAAAGTTTACGGAGAACAATTTACATTGGATCAATATTGGGATGGTGTGGATGCTCGTAAATTCTTATCGACAACTTCAGACGTAATTAATGCAATTATTAATGCAACTGTGGAAGCGGCTGGAGGCACACCAGGAACTGGGGAAGAAACAAACCCAAACGCGTAGAGGGAGGGGGGCTAACGTTTAGTGAGTTTATGGACGAGCTCTACCTCTCTTTATTACGTCAGGGATATAAACATCATCATATCGATAATGAAATGGATATTTGGCATTATTTAAGACTGAACCAAAAGTATCGTGAACAAAATCCTTCAAATAGTGAAAATCAGAATTCAAATGAAATTGAAGTTCCAGCAGAAAACATTATCTAGCAAGGGGGAAGATGATGGCAAATGAAATGAATAATTTAGTCGTTAGGCTGTCCCTTGATAATGTGAATTTTCGTCAAGGTATAGCCAATTCAGGACGTGCCGTAAGGACATTGCAGAATGAATTGAAATCAATCAGTACTGGTATGGGTGGCTTCGCTAACGCCAGTGATCAGACGCGTGCTAAAACAGATGCACTTAACAGACTGATTGAAGCGCAAAAAGAAAAAGTTAAGGCATTACGACAAGCTTATGATCAAAATAAAGCTAAATTAGGTGAAAATGATGCAGCAACTCAACGATATGCTTCACAAGTTAATAAAGCAGTTGCTGATTTAAATAGATTTGAAAATGAATTAAAGCAAGTAAACCGTCAAGCTGAACAAAAAGGGATAGATAAGTTAAATAACTCTTTAAAATCCCTACAGGCTGAATTCCAGTCCATTACAACAGGCATGGGCGGTTTTTCTAATGCAACGGAGCAAACACGAGCTAAAGTAGATGTTTTATCTCGTATGGTAGATAAACAAAAAGAGAAAATCAGGGAACTTCAACAAGCCTATAATCGTGCAAAAACTGAAGAAGGTGAAGCGAGTCAGTCAGCGCAGCGGTACGCCGAACAAATCCATCGAGCAACAGCTGAATTGAATCGATTTGAAACTGAATTACAGCAATCAAATCGAGAATTAGAGCAACAAGGTAATCGTCTATTGAACTTCGGTAATCGCATGGAAAGCTTAGGTAATCATTTGCAAAATGCTGGAATGCAAATTGGCATGGTATTTGGTGGTATGACTTATGCAATTGGTCGAGGTCTAAAATCAGCTGTGGAAGAATCAATGAACTTTGAACAACAGATGGCTAACATAAAGGCCGTATCAGGTGCGACTGGACAAGAAATGAGTAAACTCTCCGAATTAGCTGTTAAATATGGGGAAGATACGAAATACTCTTCTGTTGAAGCTGGAAAAGGGATTGAAGAATTAATAAAAGCCGGTGTTAGTTTAAAGGATATTATCAATGGTGGATTAGAAGGGGCGTTAAACTTAGCGGCAGCAGGAGAATTAGAGTTAGGTGAAGCGGCTGAAATTGCTTCTACCGCATTGAATGCATTTAAAAAGGATGGTTTAAGTGTTACAGATGCCGCTAATTTACTTGCAGGGGCCGCTAATGCTTCAGCCACAGACGTGCATGAACTAAAATATGGCCTATCAGCTTCCGCAGCAGTTGCCGCAGGGGCAGGTATGACATTTAAAGATACATCAACAGCCTTAGCAGTTTTTGCACAGAATGGGTTAACAGATAGCCCCGTTGTGAAGAAATTCGCAGCGTAAAGGACGTGAATTCGGTGAAAGCTACGGTGAAAACTATGCTAATACCGAGCCAAGCTGGATAGGAATATTCAGAAGGTGTAGAGACTAGAGGAAGTAAGCGAGAACCGTTGAAACCTCCACGAGCGCGTTCCATCCTAACGTGGGAGACGAGGATGATGATATAGTCCGATACTCCAGTGAAAATTGGAGAATATGAGATAAAGAGCTCATATATAACAAATGTAAAAGGTTCTGATGCAGGTACGTCATTAAAAACAATGCTCATGAGGTTAAATCCTTCAACTAAAGAAGCGTATAACAAGATGGCGGATTTAGGTCTTATCACTTATAATGCGCAGGCTGGATTTGATTTCTTGGTTAAAAACGGAATCACGCCAGCATCTAGAAGTGTGGGAGATATTGAAGTTGCATTAGAGAGTTATGTAATGAAAACGGAAGGCGTAAAGAAATGGAATGATAAGTGTGATACTACATTCCGTGAATTAGCAACTAGTTCGGCTTTCTTATCTTCTAAATTTTACGATCAAGAAGGGCACATCCAAAGTTTAGAAAATATATCTGGGATTCTTCACGAATCTATGAAAGATTTAACAGACCAACAACGAAGTATGGCTTTAGAAACATTATTTGGATCAGACGCAGTTCGTGGTGCAACGATTCTGTTTAATGAAGGATCACAAGGTGTAAATAAAATGTATACTGAGATGTCCAAAGTTACTGCTCTAGAGACTGCTAATACGAAAATGAACACTTTGAAAGGTCGTATCGAACAATTAAGTGGAGCGTTTGACACAATGAAAAAAACAATTGGTGATGCACTCGCTCCTGTGGTAAGTGCTTTTGTCGCTGGATTGCAGAAACTTGTGGATGGTTTCAATGCACTGCCTGGACCAATACAAAAGGCAATCGCAATTACAGGTGGTATTGTTCTTGCTTTAACGGCTATTGCAACGGTTATTGGAGTAGTTCTAGCAGCAGTTGGAATGGTGGTTTCAGGGATTGGCGCTTTAGGGGTTGCATTAGGAACTTTAGCAACATCTTTAGGGATAGCAGGTGGAGTCGCAGGTTTGTTGGCCGCAGCATTGGGACCAGTAGCAATTGCTTTAGGTGTAGTAGCAGCCGCTGTTGGTGTTGGGGTATTAGCATATAAAGGATATCAAAAAGCAACAGAGGACAGTATCGCTTCGGTAGATCGTTTTGCTACAAATACAGAAGGGAAAATAAGTTCTTCCACAAAGAAAGTTCTTGGTGAGTATTTCAAGTTGTCTGATGGTATTAGACAAAAGTTAACTGAAATTAGATTGAACCATGAAGTGATTACAGAAGAGCAGTCACAGAAGTTAATAGGTCAATATGACAAGTTAGCTAATACAATCATTGAAAAAACGAATGCAAGGCAGCAAAAAGAAATTGAAGGACTTAAAAAATTCTTTGCTGATTCATATGTATTGACCGCTGAAGAAGAGAACAAACGAATCGAACAGTTAAATCAGCATTATGAACAAGAAAAGCTAAAAACACAGGAAAAGGAAAATAAAATTAAAGAAATTTTACAAACAGCAGCTAGAGAAAACAGAGAATTAACGACCTCCGAACGCATCTCTTTACAAGCATTACAGGATGAAATGGACAGAGTTGCTGTAGAGCATATGTCTAAAAATCAAATGGAGCAAAAAGTTATTCTTGAAAATATGCGCGTACAGGCTAGTGAGATTTCAGCTAGACAGGCAGCAGAAGTTGTAGAGAATAGCGCTAAAGCAAGGGATAAAGTTATTGAAGATGCGAAAAAGACCCGTGATGAAAAAATTGCAGAGGCGATTCGTCAACGTGATGAAAATAAAACCATTACAGCAGATGAAGCGAATGCAATCATCGCAGAGGCGAAACGTCAGTATGACAGTACAGTGTCTACAGCTAAAGACAAACATAGAGAAATTGTAGATGAAGCTAAATCACAAGCTGGTGAACATGTGAATCAAGTAGATTGGGAAACTGGTCAAGTAAAGTCGAAATATCAGGTTATGAAAGATGATGTTGTTCGAAAAATGAAAGAAATGTGGTCAGATGTTACCAATAAATATGAGGATATGAAAAACTCTGCAAGTAGTAAGGTAGAAGAAATAAAAAATACAGTTTCAAGGAAATTTGAAGAAAAGAAAAAAGCTGTTACAGATAAAATGTCAGAAATAAAACGAGACATTGAAGATAAGTGGAATACAGTTGAAAAATTTTTCAAATCTATAAATTTACGTTCCATTGGTAAATCAATTATAGAAGGCCTTGAAAAAGGGTTAGATGATGCTACAGGCGGCTTATATAGTAAGGCGAAAAACATAGCTGGAGAGATTAAAAATACGATTGCGGGAGCATTAGATATAAACAGTCCATCAAAAGTTATGATTCCTTTAGGAAGTGCTGTTCCAGAAGGTCTTGGGGTTGGTATAGATAAAGGACAAGTATTTGTTGTAGACGCTGCGAAACGAGTTGTAGGTGCCTTGAATTATCAAATGAGCAACATTGGATCTGCATTTTCAGGTATGGCATCCGATGGCTTGCGTAAAATTTCAGAAAGTGATTTGTTCCAATTTAATGGTGACGATCCACTATCGAAGTACTTTAATGCGATTTTCATAGATGGTGATTGGCGAAATGATTGGATTACACATATCCCTGAAAACATACGTGATACGGTTAGAAGTATAGGGGCGCAACTCGAGAGATTTCAAGGGCTTTCTAAAGCGGACGTTAAAAGTTTCCCGGGTTGGAAAGAAGTTTTATCAGATAATCCAGGAGAAGTTTGGTATAGACCGTTAGAAACACCTGAGCAACGTAGTTATGCAAATCAAATTGAAAAAGAACTAAATCTCACTTTGAATATGACCAATGTTTTAGATGGGAAAGAGTTAGCAAATGGAAGTTACACTTATACTACAAAGCTTCAAGATCGTGAACAAAAAAGAAGAGCGGAATTTTAAGGGTGGTGAACATGTTGGGGAAACTCAGTTTTACTTTTAATAAGATTAGAAAAGATTATGTTCAAATGCTAGTTGGAAGAAAACGCCCTTCCTGGGCTCCAGTTAAAAGGAATTTAGTAAGAGTCCCTCATCATGCAGGGGCTCTTTTTCTTAATACAGAAACGGAGGAACGTCGTATTGATGTTCCTCTTGTAATTAAAGCGAAAAAAGATATGGCTGATTTACAAAAGGTAAAAGAAGATTTAGCGGATTGGCTTTATACAGAGCAACCTGCTGAACTTGTTTTTGATGATGAATTAGATAGGACTTATTTAGCATTAATCGATGGTTCTGTTGACTTGGATGAAATAATTAATAGAGGTAAAGGCGTTATTACTTTTGTTTGTCCAATGCCATATAAATTAGGAAAACAAAATACTCACACGTTCTCTCAAAAAGGTGCTACCGAAGTTAAAACATCTTTTATTAATCAAGGGAATATAGAAGCACCACCAATTATTGAAATCGAAGCACAGAAACCAAGTACGTTTTTAGATGTGTGGTTTGGTGAGGGTCCTTATAATCGTGATTACTTCAGAATCGGTTATCCTTTAAAAACAGAGCAATTACCTGTAGAAAGAAATCAAAGACTTATATGGGACGAAATGGCTACCACTGTAGGATGGAGTAAAGTCAGTTCAATGGAAGATGGTAATCCAGTTGGTGAAATGAAGTCAGATAAATATCAATTCTTTTGTTCTGATTTTGGTACAAGTACAGGCAAAGGATGGCATGGTGCAGCTGTTAAAAAGAACATACCTGGGGGTCCAGTACAAGATTTTATTATGCAAGCCTATGTTACATGTAAGAGTAAAAAAATTAATGAAATGGGCCGAGTTGAGATAGCAATACTTGATGAAAATAGCAAGGTTCTTTCAAAAATTGCTATGAACGATCTCTTTTGGCAAGCTGAACAAAATTTCGGAACAATGGTTATTGGATATGATAACAAGCCAGGAAAAACAGGGCTGATTTATGAAAGTGGTGATTATCCGAATACATGGAATCAGTATTTTGGTCGATTGTGGATAGCTAGAACAGGAAATGTATGGGAAGCTTATATTTCAAAATTCTTGCCAGGGACAGAGAGAGATGATTCAGAACGTTTTGCGCGGTGGACAGATGAAAATAACTACCATATGGAAAAGGCAGCACAAATTCAGATTAGTATTATGCAATGGCAAGATGTTCCGCCCGTAGAAGCGATGTCAGTTAGTGATTTGAAGTTTTGGAAAGTAAATTTAAATACCAAAAACGATCCCCCTTACATTTTTGACGCAGGAGACAAAATTATTATTGATACGGAAAAAAGTCTTGTAACAATTAACGGTAAGAATGCAATTAATATAAAAGACATTTTTAGTAATTTTCCAACCGTAATACGTGGTGAAAATTTAATCGAAATAATGCCACCAGATGTTAAAGCGACTGTTAGTTATAGGGAGAGATATAGATGAGAACACCAAGCGGCATTTTGCATGTTGTGGATTTCAAAACAGATCAAATTGTTGCAGCTATTCAGCCGCAGGACTATTGGGATGATAAAAGGCATTGGGAAATCAAAAACAATGTTGATATGTTGGATTTTACTGTTTTTGATGGAACAACTCATTCGGCTACGTTACAACAACAAAATCTTGTTCTAAAAGAAGTCCGCGATGGAAGAATTGTACCATATGTTATTACAGAAACAGAGAAGAATTCAGACAAACGATCTATTACCACATATGCTTCAGGAGCTTGGGTTCAAATTGCTAAATCAGGCATTATAAAACCACAAAGGATAGAAGGCAAAACAGTAAACGAATTTATTGACATGGCTCTTGTAGGTATGAAATGGAAACGTGGGAAAACAGATTATGCGGGTTTTCATACTATGACCATTGATGAATTTATGGATCCGTTAACTTTTTTGAAGAAAATAGCTTCTTTGTTCAAATTAGAAATTCAATACCGTGTTGAGGTTCAAGGTTCACAAATAGTTGGATGGTATGTGGATATGATTCAAAGGCGTGGCCGAGACACTGGTAAAGAAATAGAGTTAGGTAAAGATTTGATAGGTGTTACACGTATTGAACATTCAAGAGATATTTGTACAGCGTTAGTCGGATTTGTAAAAGGCGAAGGCGATAGTGTAATTACCATTGAAAGTATTAACAGGGGACTTCCGTATATTGTTGATAATGATGCATTTCAACGGTGGAACGAACGTGGTAAGCATAAGTTTGGTTTTTATACGCCAGAAACAGAAGAGTTAAATATGACGCCGCAACGTTTAATGACGTTAATGGAAATTGAACTGAAAAAACGTATTAATTCTTCAGTTTCGTATGAAGTAGAGGCACAATCGATTGGTCGCATTTTCGGACTAGCACATGAACTAATCAATGAAGGAGATACAATCCGAATCAAAGATACAGGCTTCACACCTAAGCTATATCTTGAAGCACGCGTAATTGCTGGTGATGAATCATTTACGGATCCTACACAAGATAAATATGCGTTTGGTGATTATCGCGAAATTACGGATCCAAACGAAGAACTACGAAAAATTTACAATCGAATCTTAGGGTCATTAGGCAATAAACAAGAACTGATAGATCAGTTAGATAAATTAGTGAAT